AGTGGGAAGATAAGCGACACCGCTTGGACGTTCCTGAAGTGCTGGAGGGACTGGGTTCCCGGTGAAAAAAAAGACAACGCAACCTTCATGATCCAACACGAAAAGGATAGGAACTTTGGAACGCACAGCCTGGCTACAATTTACTGGCAGAACGGAACGTTCCGCGACACATACACCGAAGAGCCTACGGAAACAGGCTACTGGCAAAACAAATAATTTTTAATCCAAACAACATGGACAAATCAACGTATGAGGTGGGAGATGCTGTATTATTTTTAGACAACAAAGCTGGAGTGATAGAAGCAATAGAAGACTACGATGACCTTGGCCGGGTATACACCATAACGCGCACTTGGGTTGTAGATGAATCAGAAATACAAGATCCTCCAGAATAACCTTGACCTAACTACATAAACAAAGTATACTAATCACCATTAACAACAATCAACTATGACTCAAGTAGTACTACAACACGTGAAGGTAGAAAGAAAAGTTTCTGCCAGGACAAACAAACCTTACATCGCTGCCAGTATTTCAGTAGATGGAACTTGGCATAACGGTTTCGGTAACGAGGAGATGATGAACTGGAAGGCTGGAGATACAAAAGAAGTTGAACTCTTTGAAGAAGAATACAACGGAAAGATGTATAAGAAATTTAAAGTTCCTAACAAGTTCGATACATTAATCGCTAAGGTTGCTGAGCTAGAAGCTAGACTAGAGAAACTAGAGAACCCTGGAGGAACACCAACAGTAGAGAGCTACGTGCCAGAGGAATCTGATATGCCGTTCTAATGGCTAAGAAGAACATGAAGAAGCTTCACAGGCTTGTCCGAGAAAGAGAAAACAATATCTGCCAGGTATGCAAAAGATATTTCGAAGACGACGCTTGCTGTGCTCACCATCTTCAGAGTCGAGGAGCTAGACCCGATCTTTGGGATGATCCAAACAACTGTATCCTGGTATGCCTACGATGCCATAACTTAATTCACAATGGAGAAATCACCCTCAACAAATCAGAACTCGCCCAACGAAACACTGAAAGGCCTGGTCCAGAAAGTGGAGACTTGGGATGTGAGCTTGCTGCTTAACAGGTTACCAGCCTGGATGGCGTACGCTGAAGAACAACATGCCTATTTAAACCGAAGCTATTTAAACGCCAAATTAGAGCACAAAAAGAAGATGATGAGTCTTACTCTCAGTTCACGCAAGAAAACTGCGACAGAGCGTAAAATCGATGCAGAATTGGACGCTGTGGACAAGGAAGCACTAGTAATTGAGGCCATGACTAAACGTGACATCGCCGAAGTTAAATATAATTACTTAACAAACAAGTTCATTTCGGCTAGAAAACAAACTAACTTAATGGAGAAACAAATAACCCCAAAGATATGATAGACGTAAGCGAAACAATTTATCGCAACAGAATGACGCAAGCCTCATTGGCAAGACTGTTAAACAAGAGACGTGCTCAAGTGTGGAGATGGGCAAACAACAAGTCAGCAGTAGCACCTCACAACGAAGAGCTAATTAGAAAAGTCTTAGCAGAGAACGGATTAGTAGTGATGGAAAAAAAGTCTTGACTTTGTAGTACCTAGTGTATACAATGTTTACGAACATATAACCAAACATACTATGCTCAAATGTTACACATGTGACCAACCGATATTGGGAGCCGGCGATTACTTTTGCAGCTTCGGCTGTGCAGCTAAAGGTTTAACCAAAGACATCGAAAAGTTCCAGAAAGAATTTGACTACCCATACGCAGAGGTAGCCGAAGATAATTGTAAAAATCTTAACCAATAGTAATATGAAAACTTATTTATGGAGAGCATTACAGGTTGCCGTTATTCTATATCTTATCCTTGTAGTTGGGATAGACGATATGCTTTTAGAACTTAGACATTAATCTTTAACCACAAGACCATGAAAGGATTTAACCATTTAACAATTCATCAAATAGCAGAAGATGAAAAAGCGTTCAATGCTTACATAGCTAAGTATAGCGGAGGCAGAATGAACATTAGACCACCCAGTGTGAAGAGTGTTATGGAAGCTAAGAAGACTGCAGCAATAATCCAAAATTTATATGAGCTTGATTAAACAAACAAGAAAGATCCTTGAGAAACCAAGAGAAAGAGATAAGAAGAAGGATACGTTTTGGGCTTCAGAAAGCGAGACAATGCTCTTTGAAATCTATCACCGATGGAAGGGAACTAAGCCAACCAACCCTATAAAGGCTGAGGCCCAAGTGTTAATGAACGCAGGGAAGATGATGGAAGAAGCCTTAGTAGAACAGTGGATTGCAGCTGGTGAAGTTCAGAAGAGCGAGGATCAAATACGAATACGAATGGATAGGTTAGGAGTTCCTATCTCTGGATATATAGATGCACTACATGTAGATGGCTATCCCATAGAGGTGAAAACCTTTTACGGGTATTGGCAGCAGAAACAGTTAGAACAGGGCAAAGCTAGGGAGTCTTACTTGAAGCAGCTTGCTATCTACATGGACGCATTAGATCAAGATAAAGGAAAGCTATTCTATATGGAACGTGGGAACGGGAAGATGTTTGAGTTCACACTACATAGAATAAACGAGAAGCAATTTCTTTGTGGGGATTATGGATTTAATTTGCACGATACCTACCAGAGATGGCAAGACCTATACACAAATCATGTTCTGCCTAGCCAAGAACCTGAACCAGATTACCTATACAAGATACCGGCTAGCCAGATTGATTGGACAAAGGTATCTAAATCAGAAGTTAAAAAAGCTAGGGCTAATCAGAAAGTAATTAGTGGTCATCCTTGGGCTATTAACTATAGCGGATATAAAGATTTGATTCTTCAAAGGCAGGGCGTTGAACCCGGCTATACAGTAGAAGAACTAATAGAGATAAAGAAATACTCAGAAACCTTTAAATAAAAACACTATGAAAAACGCACTCACTTTCTTTGCAAAAGTTGTAGCAGTATTAATTGCTTTGGAAATCTTGATCAGGTTATTCTACTTACTCGAGCTAGCCTGGCTTAAACTTATTTTAGTTTTATTATAAACTTGTATGTTAACAATACTATCAATTGATTTAGGAGTAACCTGTGGTGTGGCCGTAATGATCGACCAAGAGCTAGAGTTCTCCGAAGAGTACCAGTATAAGAAAAGTCTTTTAGGATTACAGACTTACGTTAAACATTTAATAAACTTATGGCAGCCTGATCTTATTTTAATTCCATATCCTACTAGACATTACAACGTGATAATGTCACATGGTAAAATGATTGGGGTGATAGAAGCTGCTGCTGAATATAAAGATGTACTTGTGATAGAAGTACAAGACGCTACTTGTAAGAAGGTTGTTCTTGGAAAAGGTAATGCTAAGAAGAAAGACATAGCGTTGTTCTACGAAGACCAGTACCCAGAGATAGAAAGCGAGCACATCCTGGATTGTGTGATGTTCTGTGACTACTACCTGATAGCTACCAATATAAAAAAACCAAATAAAAAATGCCAAAAAAAGATTACAACAAAAAGCCCCAGCACAAAAAGAACTTAAGCTACCAAGAGATTCTAGAGCGTGCAGCAAAGAGAGGTGACAGCACTGCCGAAACAGAAATCGAATGGCGTAAAACAAAACATAAAAGCTTAAACACTCCAAACAAAAGATACAAGATAGGACTGAAAAGATTCAAGTAGATACACGAAAAGCACCGCTGTATTGTTGTAGTCCAGATTCAGTGAGTTGAGGGACCAACAGTGACCAGTGCTTTCCGAGCCTCATTCTAAGAAAAATTTCTTTTCCCTGTCAATTAATATTGTATAGCATACATGGTATACCTAGTCAAAGACTACGCAATGACAAGTACTACTATTATATTTTACTTTAAGACAACAGCTGTATCTGTAACATACCTAAGAAGTAGGTTACCTATACCGTTTATCAACAGTAAATGTTGTGAGTCTACTAGGTAAACTCCATTGATAACTTCTAACACTCCTAATGCAAGAGTGATAACGTTAAACCACATGGTCTTACTTTTCCATATAGGTTTACATTTTTGTTTAGCCATAATAATTTGGTTAAATTATAGATTAGTTTTTAAGCGTTGCTAGTTTGTCTGCCAACTCATTAACGAATACTAGCTCAGCATCATTAATTAAATTCCATCTAACTCTGTACCCAAAGTCTGCAGCGTAAGCGTCGTCATTGAGTAGGTTATTTAGCAGCTCATTATCAAGAAGCGGTATTAGCTCCAGGACCTTTTGTTTTGTAGCTTCATCCATGTTTATATTATTATTAAATTATAAAGTATTTTTAACTAACGTCCCCTTCCAGCATATTACCCACTCAATATAATCAATGTATCCCAGATACCCGTTGTCATAGTTTAAAACTTGCCAGGTATATATGTCTCCGTCGCTTGGCTTTAGAAGTCTGAAGCCTTCATGTACGTGAGGACCTGTTGAGAAGCCTGTGTTCCCACTGTAGCCGATTAGATCTCCAGCACTGATCCTACTTCCATTTACTACACTTGCTCGGCTTAGATGAGCTATCACCATCTCGGCTGCTTTAAACTCGTTACGAATCTTAACATGTAAACCGTAACCTTCTACACCTGAGTCTTTAACTTTAGCTATACCATCCATAGGAGCAAAGACTTTCGTACCAACTGGCACACCATAGTCTAGGCCGTTATGTCCTTTCATCTTAAACTTAGAATATATTTGTGGGTTCTCTCCGAAGTACTGAGTTATCCTTGGACGTTTTTGAACCCATACTCCGTTAAACATTCCTGTGTTTTGAACACTGCATGTAATCATTTTGTTTGTGGTTTATCAACTATATATACACCTTCTATTATGTATGCGTATTTAACTATATCTTTAAAGACATCGAACGGCATGTACCTTATTGAGTCCTCTTTCCCCCAAGAGTTCTGGAACTTGAACAGCTTGGACTGCGTATCGAATCCCCTAATCATCATAGCATGTCCCATCTTTTTCTTTTTTGCTCCTGCTTTCACGGGGTCTACTATGTCTGTATTCTTTGGGTTTAATTTGTGACCGCTGTACCTGTGTACTGCAAAGATAAGAGGCCCAGTGTTTTGTATGGTTTTGCATAGGAATTTAAAGTTTTTAAGAAATGGACAACGTCTATATCTTTTTATTGCAACTCGTTCGCCTGTCTTAGTTAGGAACCCTGTACTCTCAGCCAGTATGCATAAAGCTTCTACTCTTCTTTTCTTTATAGTCTTGTCTCCTCGCACAATCTTAGCTGCCTCTCTATATCTTTCCATATAAGCAAAGTGTTTCTTGAAATCAAACTCTACTTCTTTACCAGTTTCCTGCTGTATGTGTTCAGCTAGTAACGTGAAGAATGCATGTGCTGTACATGTTATACTCTTCCCCTGGTCCCACACTTCTGCCGTATCATAGTCTAAGTAATCAGCTACAATCATAGTTTAGGTTTAATTATACCAGCTTCTAGCTTGTCTATCAGTCCCTGTAATTCTTGAGCCATACCATCATCACCTCTTTCCTCTGCTTTTTTCATAGCACTTTTCGCTTTACTAATTTCCTTATCTGACAAGTAGTCTAGAATATCTATCTGCTTTTGTTCGTCATATCCTTTTACGTTTAACCCTCCAACAAATCTAGCTAGCCTAGCTGGCAGGTCTGCTGGTGATCCCCACTCTGATAAGCCGAGAAGTCTTTCTATATCTTTGATTGGCCTAACTAAATCTAAAATCTTTCTACCTTGTGGCGTAGATAACCCTGGGATATCTAAACCAAAGACTGTTCTACGTTCACCTTCAAACTCTTGTATAGGTTTCCCGTAAAAGAAATCGTAGTTAAGAACCAACTCTACAGGAGTTTTAAACATTGGAGTTATTCCTTCTACAATAGTCGAGAAAGGTTTTGTAACTGAAGCTATATCAATCGTTGGCAACCATCCCTTTAACGCCATGTAGTTCTTTAAACCTTCTGGGTTTTCTCCTAAGTATATATTGAAACCTTCTCTCATCCATTCAGGTAGGAGCTCTTCGTTCATTGGTTCTCCCTCAACCATACTCTCTATTGCTGTCTTGGCTTTACCCACTACAGAAACAGTACCAGGTTTCTGGATCAACATAGCTAACTGCATTGGGATATTGTTACGCATCCACGCATAGAAAGGAATTGCAGTCTTAAACAATACTCTTTCCACATCTGTTAAGTCTCCATAGTCGAATAGGAACTTCCTTACTTCCATACCTGCCGCCTCTTTTGTGAAGCCTTGTTTCCTTAGGTCATCAAATAAAGCCATCTTCCCAGAATCTTCTATGTAGTTACCGACATCTCCTCCTAATTCGAACGCCCAGTTCTGTCCCTTCAGTGTCCTCTCAATGTCTCCACCAAATGCTCCCGTTCCCCCTAGCCCTTCGTCTATAAACTCCTTAAGTATTTTCCCGTCTTTACCTAGAGCTTTATATAATTTATCCCCCGTTAATCCTTTCCCTCTGAACTTACCAACATCTTTCATTATCTTATATCCCTTCACAATACTAGCAGGACTTCTTAATCCGCCTTGTAAAGCTAACCATATATTAGAGATAGCATTCCTACTATGGAAGGCCGGGTTAACGTACGTAAGTACTCCCTTGAGTTTGTTCTGTGCATTGTTCCATATACGTAAATAGTCCTGTACTGGACCGAGCTTACTATAGCTGAAGTAAGTTTTCTCTAAAGCTTGTGCTACGTCAGGCGCAGCTGCATATCCTTTTAGCTCTGGTATGTTAACCTTAACTAATCCTTTAGGAACAATCTTCCCCTCATAAGGAGTAACAAGTTTAGGATTATCTTTAATCGCATTAATTACCTCTGTCCTAGATCTCACCTTCTGAGCTCCTGATAAAGTTGCAAACGCTTCTTCGAATACGTCCTCTTTAAACACTGGCTCTTGGCCGATCTTCTTTAACGCTGTATTTACTTCAACAGAACTAGCTCCTGTACGGTCCATCCCTTTGGTTTGTAATGCTTGTCTATTTACCTGCAAACTATCTAGCTTGGTTTGCGCTGCCCCCACCCTATCAATAGAAGCTCCATCTTTTTTAAGCTCTCTTATTTCCATCTTTAAAAAGTCTTCCCTTTTATTTAAAGCTTTGATCTTAGTAGCTGTATCTACATCAAACCATTTACCAGCTACGTTTTCTATCTTAGCTCCTGTCTCTATTAATTCCCCTGCTGTCTTTGTTGTTCTAGCTACACTGCCTCCTACCTTGGAGAACTCAGCAAACTTTTCTAACGCTTCTTTAGATCCTAAGATCTTGCCACCTACAGATACATCTGTACTGGCTTTCTTAGCAGCTAAAGGAATGTTAGTAAAACCTTTCTGTGCTAGCTCTTCTGGAAGTACCTCAGTAATTACAGTCTTTGCTTCTGTTATAATAGGCGTGAAATCATCAAACACTTTAGCCAAAGCAGTTGGTAGTTTATTAAAGCCTTTAGTTGCACCACTTGCTAGAAGCCTTGCGTTGTCTGCAAATTTTAAAACATCAGCAGATGTAACCACCCCATCCTTTAACAGTTTATCCAAAGACTTCTTTACCGGAAGTATCTTCTCTATATTTAATGCATCTATCACACGCTTAGTTCTAGTGAACTGTTTAGTCATAGCCCTTAACTCACTATTACGTTTAGCTACTTCTTCTATACCAGTTATAGTTGCCTTGCCAGTTGCAGGCAATAGGCCAAACGTTTCTTCTAAAACTTTACCTACATTCTTTGCACCTACAGGCAGAGACTTAAATGCTTCTCCTGCTTTTGTTAAACCCTTCATTATTTTCTCCCCTTTTATCAAAGGAATTGTTATATCCGTAAATGGAATACTAGCACCCACCAATGCACGCTCTCCTTTAACAGCTGCTCCTCCTAAAGTCTTTGCTCCTTTCCCAAGCTTAGCCAAACCCTTTCCAGCTTTTGTAAGTACGCCAACACCAACGTAGGACAACGGGTCAGTCAAAACGTCCACTACGAAACCTGCAACGCCGTCCAGTCCTAATATATCTTTAGGACTTATCATTTGGTCTATAGCTTCTTTCACAGTGTAGTCGGAAGATAACGCACCTGTTAGCATGTACTGAGGAATAGTAAGTACGTCTATTAAATCCATAACCTTTCCACCCGAGAAGATCTTTTCAGGTACAGGAGCAAGTGCTGGAGTAGATTTTAAATCTTTTAAGTAATCATATTTCCCTACAGTTGTTGGTGCAGTTGTTACTGCTGAGGCTATAGGCGCAGTCGTTACTCCCGCAGATTTTATATTTTTTAGGTAGTCATATTTTGCCATTCTGTTTCATGTTATTAAAGTCCAAATAAACCTTTAAGGTAATCACTCGTTACCTCTAGCCCCTTCGCAAAGCCGGCGCTTCCTGTTTTTGCGGCCGTGGCAGCAGGAGATTCTCCAAGTGCCTGCGTAACACCAACCCCTTGGTAATAAGCTGGAGACTCAAGCGGAGTCAACTCATACATGGCTTGTGCAATTGCATTCTTCTCAGCTGCCGTGAAACCACCTGCCGTAAGTGATTGAGAAAGTTCTCCTCCTGATTGCATACTGTTATATAAAGAGCCAACAGTTTCCCCGTTAGCCAGCATGGCTTGTGCAGCAGCGACTATAGGATCTATTGTTTCTCCTGCCACGCCTATTTCACCAACTGTTCCTCCGGCTGTTCCTCCATATCCTCCACCAGATGTTCCACCATAATTTGATAGCACTGGAGCATTCAAAGCTTCTATAGCCCACTTCTGTGCTGCGTTAAGCCTTCCTAGGTCTAGTGTTTCTGACGTCCCTGTCTTTAAGTCAACTACGTTAGCGTATGTGTTTCCCATTTCGTCATTGAAATATTCAACCTGTAAGTCTGGTTGTTGTAGTTGCGTATATATCTCTGCTGTCTTAGCGTCTGCCAAAGCTGTATTAGACTTAATCTTCTCTCCTTCTAAGGTAGTTACTGTCTCCCCCGTGAGCGGATTTATAGTTAAACCTTCAGCCGCTAAGTTATCCAGTATCAGTTGCAACTGCTTTTCTTGTGCTTCAGCTGCCATAGTTGCCTGTATTCCTAGTAGCTCTTCTTCAGCTAATACCATCTGTGTCTGTAGCTGTTGTCTTGTAGCACTTAAAGAAGACATCCTACTTTTTAAACCATCTAGTACCTCATCAGGTTCTCCTCTTAACTGCGCTTCGATTAACCTTAATTGCATACCTTGTTCTGCTGCTAAGGCGTGCTCTGCTTTAGCTGCTTGTTGAGATAAGTCCACTTGTTTCTGTGCTGCTCTACTTCCTCTTACTGAACCTGCTGCTGCTGAACCAAACGCTGCTGATTCTTGAGCCCTTAGCAATCCTTGCTCTAGCTCCTCATATCTAGGAGCATACATATCTGCCAATGAAGCTTGCTGTATAGCTAGTTCTGCCTGTATCTCTGCTTCTCTTCTTTCTGTTTCCCCTGCTATCTCACCTGATAAAAATGATTCAGTCTCTCCCAGTGTAGCCAGCTGTTGTTCTAATGCGAGAGCGTAAGCGTCTGGATCCACTGAAGGAACCATACTTTCTATGAACGCGTTTATATCAAAAGGTGCTGCTGGAGTTACTGGAGTTACTGCTGCTGGAGTTGCAGATGGAAAACCTAAAGGAGTTACTCCTGTAGGTCCTACTGAAAACTGTTCTCCTGATGGACCTGTTATTGTTTGTGTTGGTCCACTGAGTCCAGGTTGCGGAGTCGGTAATGGTAATGCACCTGGTCCTGCCGGTGTTGTTGCTACTGATGGAGCACCATAGAATTCTGCAAACTGTGAAGTTACCTGGTTTGTATCTGGAGTAAAGGCAGCTATGTTCACATCTTCTATAGTAGTCGGCAGTGGTTGATCTTCTATTAATGCCATATTATATGTTGTTAAGTTATTTATAAAGCTACACTAACGGCTACAGGCCCTAGGTGAAGGTAGTCTGTACCAGAACCATTATCATCTAATCCTGCCCCAAAAAACACAATGTTAGTGTTACTCACTAAAGGTAGGTTTGTTGTGTGGGTTCCAACTAACACTCCATTAAGATAAAACTTAGTATCTACTCCTGGAGTATGTTCTATTCTATAATTCTGCAACTCGTCTATAGGGGGTGGACCTACCAAAGCGGTTGTCGTATTTGATACATCATCTGCGGTAACTATAGATAAAGTAGTTCCCACATCCCAGAAGAAATAACATCCCGCTTGATTCGGGTCGGCCCTGTTAAACCCAGTAGCATTATGCCCACTTATTCCATAACTACTATCTCCTCCTAATAGAGCTGCACACATCCACCAGTCAACCGTTAGTTTAGTAAATGTAGCATCCCATGGCATGTTGGTACTAGATAGAGTTCTGTCCGTCGTTGGGGCTATTGGAGTTGATATAGCTCCTTGAGTACTCGTTGAGCTTATAAAATACATTGCGGCACCAGCGGTGGCTGCTGACAGAGCTGTTTGATACCATCCATCCCAAGTTAATTGATAATTAAAACTCTTGGGTGTGTTAGCCCCCACACCTACAAAGTCTGGTGGAGTTGCTGGAGACCAAGCTATACCTCCAGGTGCTGTTGAGTCTGCTACTAAAGCTGATCCATCTGCACCTACTGTTAATTCTGCTTTTGTTGTTGCATCGCTAGCTGTAGCAAGTGAACCTTTAGCAGTTAATCCTAAAGTGTTCGCATCTACCAAGGCTCCGTTTATATTTCCACTAGCTGCTAAAACAACTAGGCTTCCTGCATCTGCTGTTGGATCTAAAACTGGTGCCGTAGCAACTGCAGTAGAACCTGCATCACAATCCATATAAGCTGCACCTGCTCCTGATATATCTGTACCTGCTGGAACTGCTATCGTTGAAGTAACTGTTACTGCTGAAGCAACTGTTGTCAGAGCTGAAGTTATTATAAACTCTGTTCCACTCCAAGTACATGTTTCATTTGAACCTGTTACTGTTCTTATACCTGCTTGTATTACTGCAGCTACCTCAGCCATGCTAGTTACTGCTGGCGTTTGGAAGTTCAAGCCTGTCATCTCTCTAATTACACCATCTATAGTTATACTGAATGCACCATCGCTTACTGAATCCCATATCGCTACTACTACCTCTGGAGCGTTCCCTCCTGTTAAGAAAGCTGGTGTATAAATTTCATGGTCTGATACTCCTGCTCCAGTTGGATCAAGACCAATTTCTAATGTTTCGTTTCCTCCTGGATTTAAAATAGTTACAGCACCTCCAGTACCGGCAACTATCTTAGTAGCTAAATAACTACTAGTCGTATCTGCTGCTGAAACTTTAGCCTTATCATCTACTCCTGCCGCAGCAGCTAATGTAGATAATGAAACCTCAGCTTGATTGTCATCCGTAAACAACATGTCTCCTGTACCAACATCTAATCTAAATCTAAAGTTAGAACCTGATACATCTAAGTCCCAGGTTGTTGTGGGATTACCACCATCGTTATCTAACTTACTATCTATAGCGTCTGCGTAATCTTTAAATATATTAAATGGATTTGTTATTACTATTGTAGATCCAGCACTATGCGCGTTCGCTGTACTAGGTCCACCATCGTAATCGGGCTTTCCTCTTTCAACTGTTAATGTTGAGCCTACGACAGCCGTAATAAAAACTACCTCCCTAAAGTTATTCTTGGGATCAAGTACTGCAGGAATCTTTTTCCCTACTGGAACCGTAAAGCTTGGAGCAACATCTACTATGATAGTAGTTGTTATAGCATCAATCGAAGCTGTTAGAACAGTCTTATAAGCATTCTCTAAGGGGACTATTGTTGTGTTTGTCATATCTGGTTGGGGTTACGTTACAATGTAATCTGTTGGAAATATAGTGTCGTCCATAGCTTCTACTGGGAAGGCTAGTTTCGTCATCTTCATACTAGAATTTAAACTCGTTGTTTCAATTTGTATAGTCATACGAAGCCCGTACTTCTGGAAACTACGGCGACTTGTAAATATATAAAAGTCTAGGCCGTCTGTGGCTACTGGGCCTCCTCCCAAAGGATCTATCCCCAAGTCCTCTTCACCTAGAGGGAATGGATCTGAGTCATCTCCTACAGCGTAGGGCGCACCAGTAAACGTCTTTGAAGTCTCTACCCCATCAATGTCCACCTTGAATGTAACTACCTCGTTAGTTGTTATAAATCCAGTTAGGTTACATCCTCTAAATACTTTATATGCTTGAGGAACATCAAAGTCAAAAGTCTTTGTTCTCATAATGGTTCCTATCTCTAATCCGTTATCTGAATATTGATCTTCTCTTTCCATCTCTACCACCTGTCCACCAAACGAATTAGCTACCAGTAATCTTTCTATACCATTAGCGTCTTCGTATATAGTAAAGTCATTGGCTGTAATATTGGTATACTCTGTCCAAGCAAACTTGTATTGCCCAGGTATTGAAACTAAAGTGTTTAATAAAAACATCTTGTCTGGTCTACTTACCTCACCAGAATCTACGCTCATAAAAACATTGTTAGTACGGGGAAAATAAACAGCTGCTACTGAAGTCTTATCTTCTATCGCCTTAACATCTTTCTCAATGTTCTCAGACCAAGCATAAGCTCTATAAGAACCTGTGGTTCCTTGTCTTTGCGATAAAGAATAAACTCCATTAGTGCTCATGAATAACATGTTGTTCTCCACACTAACCATACTTCTATGAGATGTAACATCTCCTTCAAAATCTAAAGCTTCTATTGTTGGGGTAGTTGTAAAGACGTTCAATAGATAAATCCCCTGAGTCTTCCCTACAACAACTAAAGCCCCTAGTGGTCTAAGCCCTGTGATGATTCCTTCATCCTGGTTAACAGGTTCATCGTTTGAAAACCCATCTCCATTTATCGATCCAGGATTAGCTGCGGTATAAAACACCGTACTAGGATCAGTAGAAATACCAGCTGCATATGCCACATCATTCTGCACTACCATGTATTTAGGTTTTATTATCGCTGGATATTCAGTAACTGTAGTCCCATCGTAACTAGTAAAGTCATCTGTACCATTACACCAATAAACAACATTCTTATATGTGATAAAGCTAAAATCTAAACCGTCTGTTAATCCAGACTGAATACTATTCCATGTACTTGTTCCTTCATCATATAGGTAAACATCTGTGCCTGCCGTACATAGCAAGATCCTTACTCCAGTAGTGAATGTTGTAAAGTAAATACTATGAATTCCATCTACACCTGGTATCTCTGCACCAAAGTTTAAAAGACCAGGCCTAACACCTAGCATTCCTTGATAGTCATAGGAAACATTCCTAGCTATAGCCAGCTCATTATCCCGGATAGTTTCTTCCTCTCCGGTATTCAGTCCTCCTGTAAAGTTGCTGATGTTAATCGTGGACATTATTTAGAATTATTAGATGGCAATGTTGGCATAATATATGTAAGTCTTTCGTCTTGTATATGTAGCATATCTGCTACCGCTTTCTTACTCCAAAGATCCCATTCATTTAAAGCGTCTTGTGCATAAGTCTTATTACTTCCTCCTGGTTTACTAGCGAACGCTCTATATCTTATATAGTGTCCCAAGATAAAGTGCCATTCAGCTGGGAAGATTGGCGTATCTACTCCTGTTAATTCCGTAGGGTATTTAACATATTTAAACGCCAGACTATAAGTAGCTACTGCTGTTGCGTTTGGTAATGGCCATACATAAAGCTCTCCATCTTCTATATATGCGTAGCTTGGCCCAATCCCTGTAGCGTCCATATCTCTTGTCTTTTGAAAGTCAGTTAGCGTATTAGTTACCATAGGAATAACTGAAGAGTTGGCTGTAACTGGCATTGTGTTATCAATAACCTTAACCCATAACAGTCTTCTGAAGTCAGCAGGTAATGCGTAGTTAGCCTGACCTAGTACTAACGGGGTAACTGTTCCATCTTTAAACTCATACTTCCAGTTTGCTTTAGCGTAAATAAATGAAGCCCCCTCATTTAAATATCTAAGTAGTTGTGCGTCCGTCCAGATCTCTTGCCCTGGATCAATAGCCATATCTGTTCTAGCATTGTCTATAATTTGTTGTGCTGTCATAACTAATTTTTATTAGTAAATTTAGATTCTATAAGTTTCTTTATCCATTTAATATCGTTTTGTATTTGTATGATCAGCGGTTTTAACTCAAGCACGTTATGCACCTCCTGTTTAACTTCCTTAACCTCGTTATCTAAATGGTTAACCTTTCCTTCCATTCTTACCAGCCAAACAACAACCGTGATTATACCAATTATTGTGGGCAAATATTCTGATATGTACTCCATGGGTTGTTTTAAGTTAGAAAATAAACCCTACCATAACTCCAGCTCCGTCTACTGAAACGGCTAACGAATCAATCGAATCATTAGCAGGATTTAAATATCCCCCGTCATTAATAAACGCTATTTCAAATGTCTGTACTACTAAGTTAGTTACTGTTACAGCTGCTATTCCTCCTGCAACTTCTACGACTCTGTTCGCCCCAGGTGCACCCGTACCAGAGATATTAGTACCCACAGTTACTCCTGAGATCTGTCCAGCTAAAGTAGGCGTAAGTGTTATCTGTGTAGTGCTGTCCGTTGTGATTAAGTTATTGTATGTGTCTTGTACTTGTACGGAAACTGTAGTGCTACCTCCAACAACAAAGTTAGAACCTGCTCCAGTTAAACTAACCTTAGCAGCTGCCGCTACAGAAACTATGATTGAATCATTTGCTGGATTACTCAAACCTCCGTTATTAGAGAATACAACCTCGAACGTTTCCGCCACTGTATCCTCTAAAGTTATTTGAGCTATACCTGCCGCTACTTGAACAGTTCTTGGATCACCAGGAAGTCCAGTACCAGCAACATTAGTCCCTACTGCTACTGCGGTTACAGCTCCACTTAATGTAGGAGAGTATGTAACCTGAGTAGTATTATCTGTAGTAACTGTGTTTCCAAATGCATCTTTAATCTCTACTTGTTGAGCACTACTTGCTCCCGCAACAAAGTCAAAAGCCGGTCCTGTCAACGCTACTGCAGACGCTGCCGCTGGACTAATAGTAAAGTTAGGCGAAGTATCGGTAGTTAACCCTGTAGAATCAACATCTAGCGTAAAGCTTCCTGCCTCGTTTATATTAATACTGTTGAATGTAGCAATACCAGCTACTGCCGCTACTGTTGTTGTACCATTTAAAGTACCTACTCCTGTGTTAATAGATAACACAACATTCACTGTTGAAGTAACAACATTATTGTAAGCGTCCTGAATTGCCGCTGTAATAGTTGGTGAGAAATTAACACCTGCTACTGCTGATGTTGGATCTTGCGTGAACACAACCTTTGTTGCTGTCCCTGCACTTGTAGTTATCGAATCGTTCGCTGGATTAGCTAAAGCTGCATCGTTTGTCATCGCTATTTCAAAAGTCTCTATTGTTACGTTTTCAATTGTAACTTCCGCTACACCTCCAGCTACCTGTACAACTCTTGGATTACCTACTGCACCTGTACCTGATATGTTGGTTCCAGTTACCACACCAGTTATTTGCCCCTGTGATGTAGGAGTAAATGTTATTTGAGTTGTATTGTCTGATGCGTCAAGAACTCCACCTCCATCTTGAACCTGAACTTGTAATGTAGTAGAAGCCCCTGCTGTAAAATCAACTCCCGCAGAAGTTATTACAACCTGAGTAGGAGTAACAGATCCTGCAGCAACATCCCAAAGCTGGATATTGAATGACGAACTACTACCACCATTATTATCTGTTGCACTTGAAGATATAATAGTATCGGAATCTAAAAGACCCAATGTCGCCTGATCACCATTCTCAGCTATTAATAATATATTTTGTGGAAGCGTAATGTTATAGGTCGCAGCGTCCATTTCAAGAACCCCAAGAGAACTCTTGCTGTTGAAAACTACATAATTTGATGCACTTGTATTCCCCCATATTAATGCAACATGGTTGTCATCTACCTTAACTAAACGGCTTTTAAACTCGCTTAACCACATTGACTCAAATTCAAATGCTGCAGCAGATGCTACTGATACTGCCCATGTTCCTGTATTTATCGCCAGAGTTTCTGCCCATCCATCAAAGCTAAGATCACTATATGTTACTACGGCATGTGTTGCATCAACACTTTGTACATTTGGTATGATACCTACAAAACCAAAGTCAAATTCAGCTCCTTCAAAAACTGGCTCAAAAGATCCGTTCACTCCAACTACTCTAGCGAGTAAATTAGTATCTTTATATACACACAACCATTTGTCGGTATACCCCTCAATTGGAGTCATGTCGTATCCATTGGCAGTACCCATTCCTGTTAAGTCAGAACCTACTTGTGCAACTACATATGTTGCCTTATCAATACTAACTACACTTACTGCACTAGTAGTTCCTGTAGAATATCTATTAACAATTACATACCAATAACTAGCATCTTCTCCGGCTATGTACATCCTCACACCATTGGTTGTGTCATTACCTCCTGAGGTTAATGATGTGAGAGCTGCTGACCAGCTCCCAATATAGTTAGCGTCAACCTCTGCGACTCTAAAGTTATATTGAGCCTCTGAAAGTAGCATGTGCGTACTATCGAGTTTAACACCAGTCACACTATTGTAATAAGCTGTATTAAAGCTGTCGTCTAAAATCTTTATTTGTCCAGCTGCGTCTACTTCGTACGTTATAAATGGATAGGTTGATGTTGAACCTAACACAACAAAATGCGTAGAATCTAAAGCGACAATATCTGGATAGTTTTGTCCTGTACTTGCGGTCCCAGTTGTTCCACTAGCCACTGGCCCTATTAAACCAGCTGTTGTTGGCGAATCGGTATTGAAAACAGAACGTATACGCGGGAAACCGCCGTTTACGTCTCTGTAACATTGAACAATAATATCTCCTCCATTCATCTCTGCCACTTGCCCCATTGGTGAATACCTCACGTATTGACCGCTTGTCCATGTATTGAAAGCATTTGAAAGTATTGTAATGATACCGTTGACTGCATCAAAACCTATCTTGTACATTGATTGCCCTTTATATTGCCTTACGGTACAGCTAAAATATCCTTCTGCTACAGTAAGGTCAGGCTGTGTTAAATAAGACGCACTCATATAAATAGATTCTTGTCCTCCCAACAACTGTAAGGCCCCAACTGTAATCACCCAGGTACTAGTATTAATATCTACAACCCTGTAGCAGGTTACAGTAGCTGAACCCCCCAGGGGGGGTATTGTGTTGTAAAAAACAACCACCTTTGTGGCCGATACTTTAAAAGTCCAAGTAAGCGAATCAATATAAAAACTCGTAATATAAGAATTAGCTGGGGCTCCTAAACCTAAGTCAGTTTCTGCAGTTGCTGTAGTTACAGCCCAGGTACCCAGGTTAACTTCGACGATCATGAAAAATCCACTAGCTGTCGCCGCAGCATTTCTATAAGTATAACTTATTGAATAATGTGTAGCGTCAATCTGTACCACATGGCCCTGTGCAACTCCCGGAGTGGTAGCTACAGTTAAAGGCGTACCAACCGTAGTCACTGCGTAAGTTCCAGCGTTAACTTCTATAACCTGAGACATTAAAGCTGACCCAGTAGTATAAACAACTAAGTAATGCGTAGCATCAATCTTTTCCATATTTACAAAAAACCCACCACCAGCACCCCCACCAGCAATCCCAAGATCGGTAACTGTATTGCCCACAAGTGTATGTGTTGCTGGATCCCATTCAGAAATTACCGCATTTATATTTCCACCAGTCACGTCTTGAAAGACTGACAATACATGCGTCGAGTCAAACAACACACTATCTGTAAGTGTAATCCCGCTATTCGTAGGAGCAACTCCTGTAACAGTATTTGCAGTCCGTGCACCTATAGCTCCAGTTGTAACATCCACTGAGTAATCTATTGTAGCAAACGTAGTGCTGCTAGGACAGACCAGCTGCAAAATCCATCCTGGTTCTATCTCAATTGGAACCCCCAGATGTCTATTCGCAGAACCACTGGCGGTTGTAGCGGAAGCGGCTGTACTAAATATTTTATTCGCCATGTTTTATTTTATTTAAGAAACGTCTACCAATCCTGATCCGTTATATCTCGCACCGTCATAATAGAAGAATGCTATATTTACGTCGCCTGCGTTAGTTGTCCATACTGGTTCCGTAGCGTTTTGCCATAAAACAGTAGCAGGCCAAGTAACTGCATGTCCTGCAGCTGGATCTTGTTGAAACAAGAGAGTTAAGTGACAAGCTCCTGGTGGAGCAGTAAAAGTAAAAGTAGCATTATTATCTAACTCAATGCTTTGTGAACTTCCGTTAGCCGTAAAGTCTACTGTAGGTGTCGCACCAGAAACACCATTATGATATTGTGTTTGATATACGGGTTTATTGTTTATATCTAAACCACCCTGTAAAGGAGATGTAAGCACCCCAACCTTTGAAGATAAAGTTACTGTCATGTTATTGTAAGTTAAATATTATGAAACACACTCTTATGTAGTGATCTTTGCGTATACGTCAAAGTCAGCGTCGTTAGCTCCACCTGCTACAACCACTTGAATTTTTATATATTTACAAGCAATAACGGTATCTATAAACATCATTGCATCCGCAGTAAAACTAGCAGACCCAGTAAGGGCTGCCGTTACATCTTGCCAAGTTACAATTGCTGGAGCCAATGTTCCGTCATCTTGAATTGTAGCCTCTAATGTAAGAGTAGTAGTATCTGTGCCTCCGAACTTTTCAAATTGTATTCCTGCGTATTTCGCGCCTGCCATATCTAAATAACCTACGTAGGTTCCTGCACCGGCATTCGTAAGGCTAATTAAGGTTTGAGAAAATTGATAAGCTTCAGAATCAGTTGCTACGGCTGTTTGGCCATCAGCACGTTCAATAAACTTATCGTACTCTCTTTGTTGTCTCGAAGAAGGTAATGCCATAGTTTTTGGGTTAAATTTTGATTATGTAGTACTTGACGAGCTTTCCATCCGCGCCAACTAATTGTCCTTATTATAGCATACCTAGCTCTTCTTTTAAAGTTTCGCTTTTCTTTGACCAGTAGTTAGGAACACCTTTCTCTTTAGCTAACGCTTGTAGTTCTTTGTATGTTAGGCCGTCAGTTTTTTCTTCTACTGCGTCCATCTTTGCTTTTTCTTCAGCCTTTTTTTCAACCTTAATAGCTGCAACTTCAGCTGCTCTTTTTCTTCTTTTTACTCCCAGTTCTGTTAGCTCCATATCTGCAGGATATTGCTTGACATCAGAAACTTCTTCTGGTGAAGCGTACCTCCAACCAGGTCTAGTTCCTACGAAATAGTCAGCTAAATATTGTGGTACAGCTGAAACCATTCCTTTTGAGTTTTCAACCCAAGCAGTAGATGTGTCTAATTTTTTCATAACATTTTATTAAATAATATTCTCATAGGTAGGGACTCGAACATCCCCACCATATGAAAAGACTATTAAGTTCTTACTAAAACTCCGAAGTCATCTCTTAGTTCACGCACACCGTAAACTGTATCTACAACTAGTTCGTGTCCAAGTTGAGAAACAGAATATTCAGCTTGCGCTCTAGGTTGTTGAGCCATAGCTAATGCTAACGCATCTTTGTGGAACAACATATTGTTTCTGTTAGTACCACCAGTAAAGATTAAGTTGTTAGACATGAATGTGTCTACACCATAAAGTCTACCGATATTTCCAGATTCAGTTGGTTTTCCTCCTACAAAATCGCTAGATGTGTAAGCTGCAAGATCTAGTAGATCTCTTTTAACATCTGATCTAAAAACAAATGATCTGTCGTCTTCAGGACAATCAGCAAGGTCTAAAGCCTCAATTGAGTTTAGAACTACGTCAGTAGTAATAGCTGTATTGTAAACACCAGTCGCTGTTGAGAAACCTAAAGCTAATGCTGCAAGTGAAGAATCAATTGCTCTTGCAATAGCAGTAGATGCTGCGTCTGTGTAGTGAGCCATTAAATCTTGTTTAGATTGTAACTCAGTAATATCTTCCAGTAAGAAAGATGTTTCTTTATGTTGGTCGATTGTGATTATAATATCAGTTTCTGTATTCGCTTGGAATGAAACTGGTACATTAGAAACCTTATCGTTTGCAACAAAGTTTGTAATTGTCGGCACACTGATAGAGTCATTCCCCATTCTAGCTTCATCGTCAAATCTTTTAACGAGTTTAGCTAAAACTAATTTTGGGTTTGTTTCTCTGATTACTTCTTTACTGAAGACTTCCGCCAAGAAAACGTCTGCAGTAGTATTTGTTATATTAGGCATAGTTTATTTTATATTAATTAATAGTTAGGCAGCAAAAGTAATTGCTAGGTAGGCAGTACCATCCCCAATAATTGTTCCTCCTGCAGCTTGGGTTTTTGTTACCAGCGCAATAGTATCACCTGCGTCAAAGTAAACCACTGGGTTGCCTTCTTCAGTGTCTCCACTTTCAACAAGAGTATAGTGTTGAGCAGTACCAATAGCTGCTGACTGAGGGGCTGTTATTGTAGCATATTCTGTTCCCGCAACTTCAATTGCTATAACTCCTTGAGTACCTGATTGTGTTCCTGTTGCCTCTGTCCACATAAAAGTAGATTCTGCAATGCTTAGTCTTCCTGCATATGGAGCGACATAAGCTAAGTGAATTGTTGTAGCTGCATCACTTATGTCTCCTACACCAGGAAATGTATAATTCATCATAATAATTAGTTGTTAATGATTTTGAGTTTTCCGGCTCTCCAATCCTTTATCACCTTCGAATACTTATCCGAATTAGGATCTAGCTTTCTGAACTCTGATAGGTCAATCTGACTACTTGATTTCTTAGGAGCGGAAGCACTACCCCCTTTGGCACCAACCGACTTTCTTTTCACAACTTTCTTGGTTCGTGCTCCTTGAGCTAAAATGTTGACAGCGTCATCGATACTGATTGTTTCACCTTTCATCCCCTTACTGGCTTGTAAGTGGCGAGCAGCTCCAATAATATCCTCTGAGACACTAAGCCGTTTTGCATCGCTAGCCATTTCCTTTTTTGCGCCCATGCGTCTGAATTCTTCTGCCATATCTTCCTTACTAAGAAATCCAAGACTTCTCATAGTTTGTCTGGCTTTTTCGTATTCAGGGGAAAGCTTTGCTTTTGGCTTAACTGTCGCGTGTTTTTTAAGAGCTTCGATTTCTTTACGCATTTCTGCAAGCTCCTGCGTCTTCTTAGTGTAGTCTGACTGACGCATATATCCCGCCTTTAACTCGGCTTCCGGGATACTTTCCTCTTCGTCTGATTCCTCTGCTTGAGGTTGATCTTCGTCGAGGTTGTCTTCCTCGTCGTTAGAATTTACTTCTGGTTGGTCTGACTCCTTTACGGGTTGGTCGTTTGACTCCAAGTTTTCTTCTTCTGACATGTGTATTTGATTAAGTAATAGATTGAAACCTACCTTGGAGTTTAGGCAAGTTTCACGCCACTACTGATTATCAACATACTTAACTGCGTTTTCAATAAAACGTCTTAACTCTTTCTCTGCTTTAAGCTCAGACTGTACGTCTACTAGCTCTTCCTTTTTACACAATTCTAACTTATCTCTCAAGAGTTTTTCTTTGTGCTCGAAGTATTCGTCTAGATATCTCCAACCCGGAGTCCTAGACAAAGCCCTTAAGTTTTTAGCCTTGGTATTTATTTCTAAAGCCAACTTCTCCTGTATATTATCAATAACTTTTCTCTCTTTAGCTACTCGCATCCTTTCTTTCCATTGAGTTATATTCATATATATATGTTAGTAGTTGCTAGGCTGTGACGGTTGTAATGGAGCCTTGTTTGTTATAGGCGCACCTTGCGACCTTAAAGCGTTTCCTGCCTCTGGTATTCCACCACCTATCATTTGTTCTGCTAATGCATTTTCCAATCCTGCTTGTTGCGGAGTTTCCATCAAGTAAGATTCTGGATTAGATTTTTGGAATGAATCTCTTAGTATGTCTTTAAATATCTTTGTTAGATTAACTGGAACTCCTACAGCTGCGTATTGAACTGCAGTATTAGCAATGTTAACTGCGTCTTGAGCTTTCCCTCTAGAGTCGTAAGCCGTAGTTGAACCTGCTTCTATCTTTACTTGGTAGTTATGTAGCGCATCTCCTAAGACTTCTGTATCTATTTTTGTGAATTTTTGTGGAGCATCTTCTAGTGAGATTTTATCTTTTTCAAAGTCTGCTTCTGTTCTTGGTCTTCTAACAACTATAGCTTCTGATTCTTCTGCAAAGTTTTCTGCTAGTGCAAGCCACATCTCCCCAAGCTCTGCTATTGAAGACTCTAAATGTTTAACTATATTATTAACCTGTGTATTAACCTGCGCATCTCTAGCAAGAATACCACGAGCGGTATTAGTAAATCCTGCTGATCCACCTCGATCAGTAAAGTCTACAGTCTGTGATACAGTTTGGAAATCTCTGTTCAGTTGCGCTTCTTCATTATACCCACTCATTGGTTGTATCGGTTTTTCTACTGGTCTAATCACTCCTCTAATATCTGAACCTAGTGGTAAGTCCACTGGTATAATATTGTTTGGTCTATGTACTAAATTCGCAGGATTGATTCCAGCATTTATATTGTAGATCCATTCAGGGAAATTAACAGCATTGTTGAAATCAAGTCTTGCATTCCTTAAGTTGTTATACTCAACCTGCAATCCTTCTAATGGTTCAACCTCTCCTACTGAATAAAACTCTCCTCTGATTTTTCTGTCGTCCATTTTTACAAACGGTCTAAATCCTAGTTCGTTTACTTCACATCTTATAATGTAACGAGGAATTCCCCCCACAACAACTGCGGTAATTACATACTCTCTTTCGTCTTTAGCTTTACCACTTTTAGAAAACTGCCCCCAGTATTCCTGTAGGGTAATTTTGTTTTTATCTATTCTTTCACTTACATCATTAATCCCTTTATCCCACTCTTGTTCTTGCTCCTGAGTACTTGTAAACCCTGAGTCATGTAGTTCTTCTGGATTCAAACCTTTGATTTCTGATAAGTCGTATTGTTCAGGATCTAACTTTAATAAATCTCCGAACCTCATGTTTGGTAATGTTTGTAAAACTCCAACACCTTCTTTAAAGTTCTCAACTCTTGGGTCAACTTTAACATCAAATATAGAAATTAGATCTGCAGTTGGTCGTTCAAACGAAACAACTTCCTCTTCATATTCCTTCTCTACTACATTCCCGTCATCATCAATCTCAACTTCAACAGATGTTTGAATCTTTGTTTCTTGGTACCAATCTACTTTTAAGAAACCAACTCCGTATATAAACGCGTCTTTAACCCATGTCTCTAGTTTTTCCTGCATCCCATCTTCGTCCCACCAAAAGTTTAAAGCATCACGAATAGCCCCTACATATGTTGTTGCTTCGTTAGTCCTAGGAGTAACAATAAACTTAGGATCCTTAGCTATTACTGGTGGTACTTTCTTCTCAATGATTTCAAAAATCTTTGGAATGAAAATGTTAGACTGACCAGGTAATCTTTCCTGGTTCTCAAATACTCGGTACATTCTGTACCAATCAAGCCATTTGTTTCTTAGCCTCATGGTAAGGTTATCAAAATCCATGTTAACCTGAACCATCCAATCCAAGGCCCTAGTACGTTTTTCGGAGTTTATTTTTGCCATAGTTATCTTTTACTGATATCGATTAAATGAAGTGCCCGTAAAGGCGGTAGTTTGTTTTTGACCTTAATCTTTCCAGCACAGTCCTGGCTTATGCATTCGATTGTTTCGTCCCTCATGTCCTTGTATCCGTCTCCGTAATCTCTGCGGATATCATGTCCGAAAATAAATTTTTTAATCCCACACTTTTTGCAAATTCCTTCCCAGGCAATATGGTCATAGCGCCTTCTTTTACGATTTGCTCGTTCGTGGATTTTTTTAATACTCATATCGCTGTTGTTTATTATATCAAATAACTAGCAAAAACGCAATTACTTCTTAAAATAAGGTCTTCCGTCCTTAGTATAGCGCATCTTTAAGTTCTTAAGTGGGTCTAGGAATTTCTGTAATGGACGTTTCAAGTAGGGAAGAGACATCGCAAGTGCATCTATCGTATCGTCATGTTTACCTGACGGGAATCTTTTAAGTTGGTCTTCTAGAACTTCTGCTCTATTCCGTGGATGGAAGATAAGTCCATTAGCGTATAGAGGAATAAGTCCACGGATCTTTGTTTCTTTATTAGATCTAGTATGGATTTGTGCGACATGCAGGTATTTTCCTCTACGCTTTCCTTCAATCTTTAAATAGTGGGCTAACGCGGACTGGTACCCTACAGCTTCAATTGCTACACGAGAATCATAAAGTCCTTGTTGTCTATATATTTCAGCAATAACTTCTGATGGATCTGCTTTCCAGTTTTTATATTCGATCACATAGATCCTATCGTTCTTGTCCATAGCTGCAGTAAGAACAACCGAATCATCGGCATGGTCTTTCTTCGAGATAGCCAGATCGACAGTAGTTACATAAGTAAGTTTGTCAGGCAAAGTATCCCAGTACCTAAGCCATTCTTCCTTGAACTCTCTTCCTTCTTCGGTAACTGGATCTTGTTGATAGAGCGATCCCCAGTCTCGTATCCCAATAGATTCCTTTATGGATAGTAGTTCTGCCAGTGAATACTTTTGTGGCCAAAGAGCTTCTCCTTTTTTCCTGAACTCCTCAGGTTCAGTTGCGATAGCAGGGAAACGCAGCACGTCCCACTTACCAACTTTACAACCTAACGGATAAGTAGTAGTTGTTTTTTCCCAGCGGTTAGCCTTTGTATTCAAGTGGTATCCCTTTTCCCCTTCAAGCTCTAGAAGTCTTCCACCCAGATCATCGTCGTGCCACTTGGTCATAATCAATATCACGCATCCGTTTTTTTCTAAACGCGTATAAGCTGTTGAGGTATACCAATCCCAAACCTTTCTCCTAATAGTTTCTGACTCTGCTTCTTCTCTATTCTTAATTGGATCATCAATAATCAGAACATCTGCACCTGCCCCCGTAATCGAACCACCTACACCAGTTCCTCTATAACCTCCTCTAGTAGAAACCTTCCATCTGGTAGCAGATTTACTTCCAGTTAAAAGTTGACATTCAGGGAATATCTTTCTATGCACTTCCGTATCAACCTGTGATCTAGTATATCTACCAAAGTCTTCTGCTAAATCAGCTGAATACGAACAACTAATAATGCTTTTATTCGGATACCTCCCTAAGAACCACGCAGGAAACTTAATACTAGCTAGCTCGCTTTTCCCATGTCTCGGCGGTAAGAAGATCATTAAACGCCTACACTTGCCCATAGCAACCTTCTGTAGCTTCCTGGCTATCAGTTCGTGATGCCAATTACTTTTATAGTTCTTTTGAGTTAAAACACAATAATCAATTAGGTTCCGTTTCCCCATCCACAACATCGCTTGTATCTCCCGCGACGTTAACTCCGAGGAACTTTCCTCCTTGTCCAATATCGAACTTGTGTCTTCGTTCCAAGAGTCTGACTGCTGCATCTTCAGATATGTTTAAATTATTATGTACGTTCACAACTTTACTATCCTCATTAAATATCCTACACCATTTACCTAACATCTCTAACGCCTTTAATCTGTCCGTATCCCGATCAGCCGTACTCGCTATCCGCTCTATCATCCCTATAATCCTACTAGGAAAAACCTTATAACTTCTTAACGCGTCCTCGATCGCACCACGCACCTCCGTCCTCCGCAATATCTCCACTACGCGACTCTGACATTTCTCCTTAGGCCATTTACGATACTGCACATTCAAACTCTTAAACGCCGCATAAGGATCTCCGTCGTGCGCTTCTAAAGCCAGTATGAAGTCCCTGTTCTCTCGCGATATTTTCCAATCCTCTAAAGCTTTCTTATCTCCCACTTCCAAACTACGGAAGAACCTGTCCGCCTTATCCTTCTCCTTTTTGGTTATCTTATTGCCCATTTTTTTTCGTCAATAGATCCTGTCTCCCTATACTCCTTCATCATAGCTGCTATCGTATCTGCATTTCTTCCCTGACCCACACTCATCTCATATCTCCCCCTCTTCTCTACTTTCGGGAACTCCTGCATCTTTATGTTTCTTTTCTTAGCCATATTTAATATACGTTAATATCTTGTAACTTCTTCCAATACCCATCGAACGTTCTCATACTACCCGCGTACTTACTCCTCGCACATTGCCGACATATATTCACTTCACCAAAATCTCCAGGATCGTAAAACGTTTTCTCAGCTCTCCCCTCCTTACACACCTCACATCTAACAAACTTCTCTTCCTCCTCTTCTTCTTCCAACTCCTCCCTATGCCATATCTCTGGGATCGGTGGCGGTGAATCAACCTGCTGAGTCTTTCCTCTATTCTCGATCTGCGTAACCTGCGCCCTCAACTGATCAATCACACTATTCTTAACCACTGGTTTATCCTCCGTCTGTACAGGCGTAGTCACGTTTGTCATACGCTTTGTCATACGCTCCTCAGGTTTTGTCATACATTCAGCTTTTTTGTCATACGGAGTGTATGTACCAATTGGTTTCGTTCTGTCCATCACTATGAACGTTTCTCCCTTAAGCGAGCCAAAATTGCGGACAAACTCTCTTGTTGTTACTCTTTTCATGTCTTCATTATATGTCATACGTTTTTATAATGTCAAACGTTATTGTCATACGGTATTAGTTATTGCCTTACCCCAGCCCTTTCTCAATACTCACATATTTGTGAGAGAGTACGTATCACCCTACTTTACCTTTATATATATGTGGGGCCGCTTTTCCCGGGGGGTA